CTTGATGAAGCCAAGATTTTACAGCAAAGGTTAAAAGAACTTATAAGGACAGGAGACACTGAAGATTACAAAAACCTATTGCTTGACTTGCTTGCCGATCTACATGGAGACGGTGGGCATTATGCACAAAAGCATGGTGTCAAAAAAGCTGTAGCAGATGCCCTAATGGACTTTTATAGAATGAAGAGTGCCTTGCGAGATATTGGTAAGGGAACTCCTTTTAGTCCTGATGGCCCCTTTAAATGGAGTATTAAGGAATATTGAGCTCAATGTTCGACAAAATTAAAGTGGAGGATGCGTAAAATGTTAATAGACCAATTAAAGCACAAGGTCCCGAATCTTTCAATAATAGATGGTTCAGATAAAATGGTAAAAGATTCAATATGTTTTTTTGTTGATGAGCCGGCGATACCTTTTATTAAGGAGGGGGCGAAGAGTTTATATTCTAAGAATAAATTCTTTTCACCTCGTATGCCATCTCATATGCCTTTTGATAATGTTATGCTTCAGTTTAGAGATGGTACCTGTGTTTGGTTAGTAGAAAATGTGTTGGATAAATTTTCAGGCGAGAGAGAGATTATAACTCACTCATTTGCAGGGTGCAGGAATCGCTGGATACATAAATTGGAACAAACCTCAGACATTTTATTTCCTTCGCCTGGCTGGTGTACTTTTATTAGTGATTTAACCAATGCTGTTTTTTTTGATAAAGGCCTTATGGAAGAGGATTGGTTTAAGTCTTTATCAGAAGAGGAGCAAGGGGCTCGCAAACTATTCCCAATAGCTATTGTTTTTAGATTCCTTTCCTTTTTGTCTTGTAAAAACATAAGAACAAAAACAGTTATCCCTGAAGATAAAAAGAATTTAAAAAGAGTGAGGGCCGGAAAACCTCCGTTTAACTCTTACCATGTCCTTGAAATCCAAAGCGGAAAACATGTAGAGGGGGGGAATAAACAGAACCTCTGGTCAAACAGGGTGCATTTTTGTCGGGGACACATAAGAACATACACAGAAGACAAACCATTGTTTGGAAAAATTACTGGCAATATATGGTGCCCGCCCCATGCCAGGGGAAACAAAAAAAATGGTATTGTCCACAAGGATTATTCTATTAATTTAAATTAAAAAAAGGAACTATTTAAAATGGCTGTTTTCGCAAGACATGATTATAAAGACTGGTGTCATATTTGCGGTAATAGAAATTATTGTAATGCAGATGTGTGGTACCCTGAGAACGCAGAAGGAGCCACAAAAAAGAGTCATAATTCCCAAAGAGGCAAAGGCATTAAGTATATTAGAATCTGTGCCTTATGCGCTGAAACAATATTAGAAAATTCAACTTGTTTGAAGGGGCAGGATGTCAATAGCTAATGAAAAGGCGTTGCAGGTACCATCATTTGAAAGCCTGCTCCAGGTAATGGAACACCTGAAGCAGGCAGGCTTCCGGATATCGAAAAGCAAGTTATACCGCGACCGGGATAAAGGCCTGATCCGTGTTCAGAAAGACGGATCAGTACTTGAGTCTGAAGTAAGGGCCTATGCCGGAAACTGTCTTGACCGGATTGCCGGACAGATCGAAGATATGAGCGATATCCAGTCGCGTAAAGCCCTCAAGGATGTTGAGCTCAGGGAAGAGCAGATTCTCAAAATCAGGCTGGCAAGGGAAGTTGAGCAGGGCAAATATCTGCTCAGAAGAGATTTTGAAGCGGAACTTGCATCCAGGGCAGTGATCCTTGATTCCGGATTAAGGCATATGGTCCAGATGAAGGTGGGTGAATGGGTTGCCATGGTGGGTGGAAAGCCCGCCATGGTACCTGACTTTATCCAGAATATGAACAGGGAGCTTGATTCCCTGATGAACGGATTTGCCACCCTGGAAAATTTCCAGGTGGTATTTCAAAAGGGAGAATAATGACAGAGCTTTTTCCAGAAACCAAGGGCATTCAAATCAAAGGGCAACCCGCCTGGTGTTCCGATGAGCTATGGGCTACCCTGCTCCAGTCCATGGACCAGGGCGGACGGTTTGAGTTTGAGTTTGAGTTCACAAGCGCCGAACGAAAGATTTTACGTAAAAGACCTGCCATCCCGGTGTCCGTGTGGTCCGAGCGGCACCGGGTGCTCACAATGAGCGCCCTGGGCGGAGCATGGAGAAACAATATCACTCCACACCTTACCGATGCCATGAACCTGATGGCCCTGCCCTACGTGCGGGAAGTCTCCGTCTGTAAAGTACCCCAGTCAGGCTTTTCCGAAGCTGCCCACAACTACGTGGGCTATTGCATTGACCGGGATCCGGGACCCGTGCTGTATGTCTACCCGGATGAGACAACCGCAAAGGAAAACTCCCAGGACAGGGTTCAGCCAATGATTGAATCTTCCAGGAGACTCAAAACATATTTCACCGGTGCCGAGCGGGACAAGTCCAGCATGAGAATAAATCTCAAACATATGCTGCTGTACTTTGGCTGGGCGCGTTCGGCATCAAGGCTTGCAAACAAACCCATCAAGCATGCCATCGCTGATGAGATCGATAAGCCCGCATTTGATCCAGGTACCCGGGAGGCAAGTGCAATTGATCTGATCCGCAAACGGCTTATCACTTTCCGCAAACTTGGGGTTTCAAAATTTATAAAGATTTCTACCCCCACGGTTGAGTCAGGCAATATCTGGAGAGAACTCAACGCATCCCAGATTATCTGTGATTATTGGGTAAGGTGTCCCCTCTGCGACCAGCTGCAGTTGATGGACTTCAAGGGTATCCACTGGCCAGACGGTGGAAAGGCTGATGCCGAGGAAATCCGGGATAAAAAACTTGCATGGTACGAGTGTGAACACTGCGACGGGCACTGGGACGATGACACCAGAGACCAGGCTGCCCGGCGGGGGGTGTGGATAGTCCGTGGTAAAAAGATTGAGATGCTGGCATATGCCGAAAAGTTCCGACCGGCTACAGTTGGGTTGCACTATACGGCCTGGTCAGATTATTTTATTTCCCTTTCCGATTCAGCAGCCGCGTTCCTGGAGGGCCAGAACGATCTTGACAAGCTCCAGGACTTTCTGAACTCGTTTGCTGCAATGCCATGGAAAGACAGGGAAGAAACAAAAAGTGAAGGGGAGATACTGGCACACAGGATCGATCTGCCCCAGGGCGTTGTCCCGGCAGATGCAGTCGCGCTCACCTGTGGCATTGATATGCAGCAGTCCGGGTTCTGGTTTGTTGTTCGAGCCTGGCGCCGGGATCTTTCTTCCCATCTTGTGCAGTATGGGTACCTCGCCTCCTGGGCTGATATTAAAAATCTGGTTTTTGGGACAAGGTACCCGGTTGAGGGTAAAGGCCCTGAATCTACCATGGGCATCTGGAGAGCGGCACTGGATACCGGCGGCGGAAAATCTAAAGATGATGACTGGTCAAAAACCGAAGAGGCCTACAATTTTATAAGAACAAACGGCCGAGGGGTTATTTTTGGAGTAAAAGGAGCATCTACTCCACAGATAAAAAAAGTTACTCCCAGGGTGATTGATAAGATGGCCAGGGGCAACCGTCCGATTCCCGGCGGCATAACCCTATACTTTCTGGATGTGGATAAATTCAAGGATCAGTTCCACTGGCGTTTAGGCCGAACGTTCCAGGAAGGGATGACAGACGCTGACGGCGAAGCCATACCTGTCCAGGGCCAGCATATGACTCTCCACGAGGGCACCGGCATAGACTATGCCCGGCAAATCCTGGCGGAAGAGAGGCAAAAGGATAAAAAAGGGGTATCTACCTGGGTGGCCATCCGCCGGGACAACCATCTTTTGGACTGTGAAAACCTGGCAGCAGCCTGTGCGGATCCAGAGTGGGCCCCAAGTCTTCAGTTTATCGCAAACTCAAACGGCGCAAAAACAAAACGAAGGGTATTAAGCAGGGGGGTTGATGGGGAATAGCAGCGGATTGCTGGACGGCAAAGAAGATATCAGAAAGTTTTTGAACGGGGCAACTGATTACAAGCTCAAAAAATACCTTAACGCAGGTATGCCCGTACTCATTGAAGACGGCCGATGGCTGGCCCATCAGGATAATATCGAAGATTTTTTCAAGAAATATACACGGAAAAGGGTTGTGAATATCCCTGATGATTTGTAATAAAAAAAACCCTGAAAAAACATGTCAAGAAAAATAACACCCAAATAACCCCCCAATAACCCCCCAATAACCCCCAAATAAGCCGCGAAACAAAAAAAATCAAAAAACCCTGGTGTATAATAAAGTCATACAAAAATTATTATATAAAAGGGTTCAAATGCCTACTTATCAAAATAATCAACCTATCCCATCCATTCTTTCCGGTCCCCACGGTGAAGCTTATAAAGTGGCCCCTGATGACAGTATAGAGGTCCCATTCTATATTGTTAATGCCAACTTCACAAAAACCAGTGATACGCCCCTGACTAACAGGGTAACTGCCATAACCGCTGTCTCCCTTGCATCATCTGCTGCGGACCATACTCTCAATGCAAATACCCGGAAATTTATAATCACACAGATAACTGGCACTGTAACTGTCAGGCCCCAGCTGGATACGGCCCTGGCTGTCATGCTGGACTGGACATCTGATGACCCTGTAATTTTATTTGATCTTGATGATTATCCCTGTGAGAAATTGAGGCTTTCAGGCGTCGGTTCCTGCACTGTTCTGGAGTACGCATACTGATGGCCGGAATAGCTCTTGCCCAGGCAGAGGCAAAGCTTGCCATGTGGCTTGCTGCTGAAGATGCTGTGGCCAACAGCCAGTCTTATACCATGGGCAGCCGCAGTATGACCCGTGCCAATCTCAGGGAGATCCGGGAGACCCTTGACTACTGGGAACGTAGAGTTCAGCGCCTTTCCAGGGGTGGTATCAGGATCAGGGGTGGCTCTCCATGTTAAAAGAAGTTCAATCCCCGAAGTTTCCCCAGGTGAAACCAAACTTACTGGATCGTGCAGTTGGATATTTTTCTCCTGGCCGGGCAGCAAAACGTCTTAAATCCAGAATGACCCTTGAACTCTTCAACAGCTATGCCGGTGGCAGTAAAAAAAGCCGGAGCATGAAGGAATGGAATCCATTCGGCAACGATGCCGATTCTGATATTTTGACGGATTTGCCAACCCTGCGCCAGAGAAGCCGGGATCTGTGCCGGAACAATCCCCTGGCTGGCGGAGCGATAAAAACCAAAGTCACGAATGTTGTGGGCACGGGTTTGCGTCTCCAGTCCAGGATAGACCGGGACGCCCTTGGCTTTTCCGATGACCAGGCGGACGCCTGGGAAGCTATTGCAGAACGCAACTGGCGGCTCTTCTGGGATTCAAAGGAGTGCGACATTTGCAGAACATTGACCGGGGCGGACATCACCCGCATGGTGTACCAGCAGGCCAAGGAAAATGGGGACGTGTTTGTTCTGCTCCCCAGAATCAAAAGGAAAAACGTACTTTACGATTTACATATTCAGATAGTTGAAGCTGACCGGGTTTGCAATAAAAATTCAGCAGCAGATACGGCAACCATGGCAGGCGGAATTCTGAAAGATGAATATGGCGCTCCTGTTGAATACCATATTTTGAAAAACCATCCTGGTTCCATAGCTCCAATTATGGAATGGGAGATCCGGCCGGCGTTCGGTGAAAACACCGGGCTCATAAATGTTATCCATCTTTTCCAGCCAACCCGGCCGGGTCAATCCCGGGGCGTCCCGGATCTTGCCGCGGTTATCGAACCGTTGAAACAACTTGGCAGATACACGGATGCCGAAATTATGGCCGCTGTTATTTCTGGCATGTTCACTGTTTTCATAGAAACAGAATCCGGCAATGAAGGCTTTGACTATTCTGATATTGGCGGAGAGACTGGCCAGGGCTCGGCTGACAAGGATATGAAGCTTGGCAATGGATTAATCCTTGAACTTGCCAAGGGAGAAAAGGTTCACGATTCAAATCCAGGCAGGCCCAATCCCAACTTTGATCCTTTTGTTCAGTCGATTCTTCGCCAGATCGGTGCGGGCCTTGAGATCCCCTTTGAAATTCTCATAAAACATTTTACAGCTTCTTATTCTGCTGCCAGGGCGGCTTTGCTTGAGCTCTGGAAGTATGTGCTGTCCGAGCGCCGGTGGCTGTCTGATAATTTTTTAAGACAGGTTTATGAGGTCTTTATGTATGAAGCCGTGGCTGCAGGCAGGATTGCCGCTCCTGGATTTCTTGCTGACCCCTCTATCCGTGCAGCATATCTTGGCTGCGAATTTGTTGGACCGTCCAAGGGCCAGCTCAATGAGCTTATGGAAGTGAAAGCTGCCCAGGCAAGAGTTGATGGAGGCTTCTCAACTCTTGCTGATGAGACTGCCGAGCTTACGGGCAAGGATTGGGAGCGGAACCACAAACAGCAGGTCAAGGAAAACAAACGGCGGATTGAAGATGGCTTGGTAATACCTGATCCGGTGTTAAATGTTGAGGGAGAAGCAAATGATAATCCAACTGAATAACGCGAAATGTACAGGCCTTGCACTGGTTGCCCCAGTAACCCTTGCCAAGGAAGATGCGACCGGCAACGAGTTTCTGATCGAGGCCTATACCGGGGAAACGGTGGAGCGGTGGTGGGGAATGCTTGCCATAGATGTGGCAGGAATCAAGGCTAAAAAACAAATCCCGGTGCTGATGAATCACGACTCGGACAAGATCGTTGGGCACTCAACTAAAACCTATCAGGATGGCAGTTTTTTTGTGGGTGGAAAGTTTTCAGGCGTGACACCAACTGCTCTGGAAGTAAAAGCCCTGGCGGCTGAAGGGTTCCCATGGCAGGCGTCAATTGGCGTGAGACCATTAAAAATAATGAGTCTGGCAGCAGATGCAACAATGGAAGTAAATGGAAAGGAAATCAAAGGCCCTGCTGAAGTCTGGCTTGAGTCCGAAGTTTGTGAAACTTCCTTTGTCCCCCTGGGGGCCGATGCCAATACTTCCGTTTCAACATTTTCAAAATTTACAGAACAGGAAGCGCCCCAGGGCGAAACACAATTAAAGAAGGAACTACTTATGAAGTACACGCTTGAAGAGTTAATGGCAAATGCGCCAGTGCTCCTGGCAGAGATCCAGGCCAAGGCAAAAACCGAGGGACTGGAAGAGGGTTTAAAACAGGGAGCCGAGGCGGAAAAGAAACGTATCCAGGAAGTGCTGGAACAATCCATGCCTGGCCATGAGACGATTGTTCAGGCTTTGGCGTTTGATGGTAAGACAACTGGCCCTGAGGCGGCAATGAAGGTTCTTGCCGCTGAAAAACTGCTCAGAACAAACGCCCTTGAAGGTCTGTCCCAGGATGGAATCAAGCCTGTTTTTGCAGCCGCTCCTGTGGAACCACAGAAGGATCCCGCAACAAAGGAAGCGTTTGAGGCAAATGTTGAACTCAAGGCAGAGTTCGGAGATTTTGAAACATACTCGGCTTATCGCGCGGCCGAGAGCAATGGCCAGATAAAAACTTTGAAAAACAGGAGTGACAAGTAATGACAACTTTAGCACAGGATACCCCAAGGGTATATGAGATCGGTGACCGGGATGAGTACCCTGTCATTGCGTCAGATATCATCTATGAAGGTGCGGCAGTTGGCGAGAATGCCAGCGGATATGCAAGACCCCTGGCGGCAGCGGATGTGTTCCTCGGTTTCGCGGAAAAACAGGCGAACAACTCAACCGGTGCTGCAGGGGCAGTAAATGTCCGGGTAAAAACCAGGGGCAGAATAGTGGCATCCATTTCCGCCCTGGCCATCACGGCCAACGACCGGCCGGCAGTTTACATGTCAGATGACAACACCTTCACTCTGACTGCCACAAGTAATTCGCTTATCGGCTATGTATCCAGGTGGGTATCAACTGGAATTGGAATTGTTGAGTTTGATGCCTGCCTGGTTCGGGCAGCGCTACAAGCGTAAGGAGATTTATCGTGAATAGAATAACAGAACGACAGGTTATCGGCTGGTTTTACATGATTCTTGCGGCTGCAGGTGCTCCATGGATTGATGCAATCTCGAACTATTTTACATCGGATCAGTCAAGCGAAGAGTATGCCTGGCTTGGAATGTCCCCTACCATGCGTGAATGGGTTGGCGGCAGGCAGGCAAAAGGGTTCAGGGAGAATGGCCTCACCATTACGAATAAACATTTCGAGGCAACACTTGAGATCCTTGTCCGGGATATGCGCCGGGACAAAACCGGGCAGATCAAAGCCAGGATCCAGGATCTTGCAAAACGATCCACCACCCACTGGGCCTCCCTGATCTCCACTTTGATTTTAAATGCAGAGGCAGGTGTCTGTTACGATGGCCAGTATTTTTTTGATACTGATCATTCCGAGGGTGATTCCGGAACCCAGAGTAATGATATCTCAGTCACTCTTTCCGCCCTGCCCTGCACATTGCATGGGACCACTACGCTTCCAAGTGTTCCTGACATGCAGTTGTCTTTGGCCAAGGGTGTAAGCCAGATCGTATCGTTTAAAGATGACCAGGGCGAACCCATGAACGAGGATGCAAGTTCCTTCCTTGTTATGGTGCCCATCTCTTTGATGACCGTAGCAATGCAGGCAGTGGCAACGCCCATGCAGGTTGCAGAAAGCCAGACAGCTCTTGAATCTTTGAAACAGAACTTTTCAATTTCTGTTGTTCCCAATGCACGGTTGTCAAGCTGGACAAACAAGGTGGCTCTGTTCCGCACAGATTCTGCTATCAAGTCTTTTATCCGACAGGAAGAGACAGCTGTAGCAATGAAGGTCAAGGGAGAGGGGTCTGAATTCGAGTTTGACAATGACGCCCACCAATACGGAATTGATACATGGCGGAACGTCGGTTACGGCTACTGGC